TGACACGTGAAGAGTTTATAACATCAAAAATCACGCTTGATATTTTCGATATAGCGGATATTTTAACTGCCGCACTGCAGGACCGGGGATTTTTACAGGCGGGGGAATCTTTGACGCCGTATGATCTCGAGGAGGCAATGAACCGCCCGGGCTATTATCTGACTGTAGAAAGGAAAAACGGAACATTATCAGTAAAAAGGGGTTGATTATGAATTACGGCCTGCCATATAAAGGATCTAAAAACAGGATAGCGAAAAAGATTCTTGATGTTCTGCCGGCCGCCCCTGTGCTGTATGATGTTTTCTGCGGCGGGTGCGCTGTTACCCATGCCGCGTTATTATCAGGCAAATATAGCAGAGTGGTTGCAAATGATATCAACGGCATGATCCCGCACGCGTTTGAATCTGCCATAACCGGGGGCTTCAGGAATGAGGATCGCTAGATCTCCAGGGATGATTTTAAAAGACTGTATAAAACAGATCCTTACGTTGCTATCTGCTTCAGTTTTGGAAATAATTTGAGGTGGTATTGTTACGCCCGTGAGCTGGAGCCATATAAGCGCGCGCTGCACTATGCCATTTTCTGGAAAGATACCAGCCTCTGGCGTGAATTATGCCCTGAGACCGCCGATGCGCTAAAGGCTGCCGTAGAATCAGAAACGGACCGGCATAAACGCCGCATAAAGGCCGGCCGCGCGATTGTAACCGCGCTGAAAGCGGGGCTGATGAATGGCACTATTGACCCAGCAGTCATGGATAAGCCTATTTACGGAAAAATCCAAAAAGAAAAAATGCCCGGATTAGGGATTCAATCAGCTGAAAGAGTTGAACGCCTAAAAAGTCTTGAAACGCTGGAAAATGATGAAAGATTGCAGCGTTTGGAAAGCCTGGAAAGGTTGGAAAGGATAACCGATGTGGATGTGCCCCCTGTCCTGACTGTAACCACAGGGGATTATAGAGCGCTGAATTTTGAGCAGGGCGGGATTATTTACTGTGATCCGCCTTACAAAACCACTAAAGAGCGATATGACCGGGATTTTGATTTTGATGATTTTTATTCATGGTGTGAACATCAGGCCAATCCCGTTTTTATATCAGAATACACCATGCCTGAAGATCGTTTTGTGCCCGTGGCAGCGGTTACCGTAACCAGGAAACTGAATGCCGCAAAATCAAGCATTTGTCATGAGAAAATTTGGAGACCGAGGACACAGTTATGATTATTGACAAGAGAGATTACTACAACCGCGGCAAAATCGAGGCTATAGACGCCATTGAGTCCGCCTGCACAGGCCTCACGGGCTACGAGGGCTTCCTGACCGGCACCTGTCTCAAGTATCTCTTCCGCTGGCGCTGGAAAGGGACGGCCGTCGCTGACCTCCGCAAGGCGCGGTACTACCTCGACCGCCTCATCGCGGAGCAGGAGAAGGCTCTCGGCATCGAGCACGCAGAAAGTATGCCGGAGCACTTCACCCAGGACAGAGAGGCACTGGCGGAGGATACGAAGTGACTGAGTTCTGCCCCCTGCCGCTCGACACCGTCACCAAGCGCCGCTTCTGGGAGAGCCTCGACCACCGGAGCCGGAGCCTCCTGAGCGACAGGCCTGACGTGCTCGAGGCGATTTTCGACTCGGTGAGGGTGCGTGAGCGCTACCGCGCCGACACCTGGGAGAGACAGTGGAAACGGAGAGAGTGGAGGCGCGTATGAGCATCAGGCTTATCGCATATCTTTCCGCCGCCGCGCTTGCTGCTGTTGTCCTTGCCTACGGCCTCGGCAGGTGGCAGGGGTCCGCGGCGGAGAGACGCGCGTGTGAGGCTGAAATCCATGCCGCCGAGCTGACTGCGGAGCGGCAGGCAAGGGAGAGTGAGCGCAAAGCGCAGGAGGCGCAGAATGGCATCATCCAGGATTACGAGCATCAGATTGCTGACTATCGCCGCACTGTCGATGCTTATGTTGACGCTGACCGGCTGTCAGACACCAGTACCTGTCCAAAACTGCCCGAGGCCTCCGGCACTCAGCCCGGCCTTGTCTGCTATACCCAAGCCGACATACAGAGAAAAGTTGCAGAGAGTCTGGCTCTCGCCGCAGAGTGCGACGAAATCGCAATCAGATATAAAGCACTAGTCAAAGCATATCAGAGCGCATACAGCGCAAAGGAGGAGTAATGCCAACGGGAATGAGCGGGCTTTTCAGGAACACCTGCGGGGCAAGAGTCAGGCAGGGAGAGATTAAGCCTGACGCACAGCGCGGACATGACATGAAGCGGCTTGAGCGCGCAATCGGGATCTTCCGTAAGACGCGGAAGATGTACAAGGGCGACACGACCGTGTGCATGATGATGAATATGGACGACGTTGCCGAGATCCTGGGGTGGCTTGAGGAGCTGAAGGAGTACCGCGCGATGGGGCTTGACGAGTTCCGCGGGCAGGGCAAAGAGAAATATGTTGACGGCATCGGCTATGTCATCGAGACCTGATGAGTCCAGCGCCGAGGAGACACAATGAACATCAAGGATGATCCTGTTTACCAGGACAAACTCCGCAAAATGCATGCAGTGCGGCGCTACCTGAAAATCCGTGAGAAAGTCTATATCGCGCGCCGGGATGCGGGCTTCAATGTAAAGAAAGAGGAACGTTTACGCTCATGGTTAAGCGAGTACGCCTGCTACCTTGAGGCCGATGCGCACTGGCTGAAAGAGGATTATGAGCGGCGGATGGGCAAAGATGAGCCGTCTTATGAGCCTGCGATCGTAATCCCGAAAGGGGATGTAGAAAAGGCTGTAAAATATGGCTGTTTCAGCCAGGTATTAGGCAGCATTAAAAATAAGCCGAGGGAATAATCATGCAGTATGAGATACGCGCGTATGACGCGCTGTATGACACAAAGACAAGGCGGATAGCCTACTGGGATGTCTGCTCTGACGAGCGGCACAAGACGGTTGAAACCCGTGACGACGCTGCTTACGAGTTTATCGATTGCATAAATCCTGACGATGATGTCGTCAGGACAGCATGGCAGTACGCTAAGGAGTACGGAGAGCAGGAGATCCAAAATCTTGCGTGGCGTTTTTCTGCCCGCGAGATGGCTAAGTATTTCGGCGGCCGCCGGGATTATATCGTCTGCGTCATAAGGCAGGAGTTTAACAAAAACGGCGCCCTGACCGGTGAGCAGTGCATCGGCAGGTGCGATGTTACCATCACGATTGCAGGCGTTACGCTCCATGTTGTCGATGTTGAGGGAGAAGCGTTATGAGCCTGTCGATTGATGAGGCCATCAGGCATGCCGAGGACAAGGCGCGCGAGTTAGGCTGCACCGAGTGTGCCCAGGAGCACCGGCAGCTTGCCGCGTGGCTCAGGGAGTTGAGATTCAGGCGTAAGGCGCAGGCGGATCTTGACGCTGTGAGATGGAGGGCTGATGAGGCGGCGCGCAAAAACGGCGTAAGCTATGATCCCGATGCCTATATGAAGTAATATAATCTCTTTGGGGCTTTCCGCTTAATGGCCTTATATCAGGCCATGCCGCCGCATACCCCGGCGGCGCCTTCATTAGGCGGGCATTATGCCTGCCGTTTTATCAGTTGAAATCCCTTGCAATCAGCGCGTTAATCTTGTCTCCGAAGTTGTCCTCGAAGGTGCCGCGGCGGTCATCGATAACCTCACCGGATACCAGGTCAATGTAGGCACCCGCTCCGAGAATCCTGCGGGCCTCGCAGTTGCTGATATCCTCACCATTTACCCAGGCGCGGGAAACATTTCCGGAGTGGTAGTAATCGCACTTAAGGCCGAGTGCCTTCGCGTTGAGATACAGGCGCTTATGAGAGCCGCCGATCCAGATTTTGCCGTACTGTTTAAGATCCTGCAGAGCCTCGGCGGACTTTACTTTGGTGCCCGGCAGGATCTTCAGAGCCTCCTCGAGGGCGGCTTTGGTTTCAATCTTGATAACCGCCCAAATCTGTTTAAGGGCGGCGGAAAGAGCAGCATGATAATCAGAGCATGCGCCGAGGATCTGCTTTGCGAGGATGTGAGCGCGGCGGAAAAGGTTTGAGCGGTTAATCATGGTAAACTCCTTTATTTTCTCTGTCTGTCTGTAAGTATTATAAAGGCGTTCTGATTAAATGCAAGAGATTTTTAACACTTTTTTGTGCATTTCCATTCTATTCTGTGATGCACATCAAAGAATGAAATAGTTCTTGACTTTAGCTGACAACATCGCTATATTAGCTGTACAGTATACTTTTCCAGTGATTTTCCTTAAAATATCCATGTCTCCAAGCCCGGTCATTCCCAGCCGGGCTTTTTTGTTTCCAGGCTTTGAGAGTTTTTTATGTGTTACAGTGATTTATGCCTGTGGATGCAGGCCTACCCCGACAGGGTGGCTTTAATTCTGATGATTTTGACAATCATGGGTGTTACGGCGCTCTGGTGGCTTGATGAAGGTGAATAAAAAAGGAAGCGGCAGATGAGGAGTTGCACCCCTGGCACGCAAGGTGCGGCCATGTCTATGGACTATCCGCCGATAGATGAAGCTGAATCTGCGATTATTTGAAATGGGGTACAAAGAACTCCATGACTAAAGCACCTAACGATTAGACACCGTACATGAAGCTCTTTGTGGGTGAAGTACTTATGAACTAAAGCGAGTATTAGATACTCACCGATTCAAGCAGCACTCCTTAACCGTTGAGTAGATCCTATAACGTTTCTCTACTATTGTAAAGCCCCTAATGGCAGGAGTTGATGGAATCAAACCACCGC